ATAAGGAACATGAAAAGATTCAGAGTAATGAAAAAAAGCAACGGGCGATATTGCCTTCAAAAGCGAGAGCTGTGGTGGTGGTATACAGTTTACAAAGAACCAGTTTGCATTGACGGGTTGACATCATTCAAGAAACTGGAATTCCATTCCGTCGATGAAGCCCGAGAATATGCCGTACAAAGGTACGGGGAAACAGAGGACCAAATTGAAGTAGTTGAGAGCTTTGATATATAATTAACTATGAGTGAACTAAAAACATTATTACTAGACAAAGAGGAGCTTGAACTGATAGGGGAGTGTATAAACGTCCTCCATGACAACGTAGATGAATATGGAAAAGTAGGACCAAGCGGAAAGATCCTCGAAAGAATTGGTGAAATTCTTCCATATATGTCCGAAGAAGTTCAAGAAATGTACAACAGAATAATTAAAGAGAACGAGAAAGAAAAAGAGAGGATGAGGGGAATTTGCTCATCTATAAAACACAAAGTTACATTGCTAAAAGCACAGACAAGCTCGTGATGAAAAAGAATGAGATAGAGGTAAACTGTCCTATATGTCATGGTAAAGGTAAATTCTTAGATAAAAAACTGAAGATCTTAAGATGGTGTAGACTGTGTAAGAGAAGAGGAACCCTTATAATAGATAAACAATATAGACACTTGTTCAGACACAAATTTATAAATTAATGACAATCACTAGACAGGAAAAAATTGATGAAGGAGTTCAAAAATTCCTCGAAACGAATAGAAAAGCAACCTTAGTTATGGGTACAGGTGTTGGGAAAAGCAAAGTTGCCTTAGACCTTATTAAAGAACTACAACCAGAGAACATACTACTACTAACAAGTGGTACCCTTCTAAGAGACGAGAACTGGAAGAATGAATTTATCAAGTTCGGTATGGAAGACTGGTGGGATATGGTGGTATCAGAGTGCTACCAAACTGCATACAAGTGGAGTGGTAGACACTTTCAATTTGTTATAGCAGATGAAATAGATTTTGCTATGACAGAGATATACCAAATGTTCTTTGTAAACAACACCTATGATATATTACTTGGCCTTACAGGATTCGTAACTAAGGATAAGGAAGAACTACTTAATAAATACGCACCAGTTTGTTACAGATACTCCACTCAGCAAGCACAGTCTGATGGTATCTTGAACAAAACCAAGTTCATCTTGGTAGAATACCCATTATTCAAGGTAAAGAACATAGAGGTGAAGCTAAAGAACGGCTACACTATGTTCAAATCAGAGGTAGACACATACAAGTACTACGAAAGAAAGTTTGACAAGTTAAATGAAGATTATGAAAAAGCAAAATCCAACTACTACAGAAATAAAACATTTGCAAGTACGGTGGTGGGTGAAGCAAAAAGAAAAGAGTTTGAAGAAAAAGCGGATGAATATAAAAGGAAACTTGAAAAAATTCCTGCGAAGATTAAGAGTTTAGCTAGTAGAAGGCACAATTTTATGTGTCAGCTAGATAGTTCAGCATTACTTACAAGGTATTTGAATGAGTATATTCTTGGAGTGAATGAAAGGAACAAGCTCCTAGTCTTCTCTAAGTCATCAGCACAAATTGATAGGATACTTGAGAACACACATCATAATAAAAGAAGAAGACCTGAACTCATTCATAAACTTAACTCAGGTGAAATAAGATCACTTGGACTTTGTAAGATATTAGATAGAGGCGCTAATCTTGTTGGAGTTAACTACATCATATTTGAAAGTTATGATGGGTCAGAAACAAATCTTCAACAGCGTCATGGTAGAGGAGTAAGACTAAGTCCAGATGATACATTGTTCTTTATCATCCTCATACCACATTATGAGGATGAAGGAAGATTTATACAAACACAAGCAAGTGTTTGGGTAGAAAAAATGCTAAATTCATTTGAACTGGAGAATTCAGTCACAGTTCAACTTAGGACGGAAGAGGATATGGAAAGACTGAAAAAGGAGTTAATTGAACCATGACAACTAAGGAGGCTGTTGACTATTTAATCGACAATGGCTACCTTGCATGGATCAACAACGAGCTCACTATACTAAATAAGCTAAGAAGGGAACTGCTACAGGCAGAAGATATAAATGCGGTAGCCCCTAATCGGGTAGTTGGGGAAGGGGGATATATCCCCCACCCCGACTTATCTGATAAAAAAGCAGTATGGTACAAGTTTATTGAGGATGCAGAGGTACCACACAGGCTATATACGAATGATGGTAAGTCCTTCACTGTAAGGCAGTATTCACCAAATATAGCAGATCAACTGATTAAGATTATAAAGAGTTGTGACTACAATAAGCTAGTAGAATCAACCAAAAAATATTATAAGAGGAATGGTTACAGAGTTGTAATTAGTAACTATTTTGCAAAAGAAATTTGGAAGGGTGAATATGATAGTTTTGGCCAGGTAGAGAAAAAACCAATACGTGTAGACGGAAGTAACCCCTTTGAAATTTAATGTCATTCCTTAGTCTAAGAGACGAAATAAACCGTAACCAAGTAGAAGATAGAGTAATGGGAGTTCCCTTTCAGCTTCCAAAGCTTGATGATGTTCTATTTGGTCAACGACAAGCAACATACTACTTGTATGGTGCAGAAACAGGTATAGGCAAGACAACATTCGTAAGGGAGAAACACATATACCAACCATATGAGTTGTTTATGGACATAGGTAATCCAGACAAGTTTGATGTGATATTTGTAGACTGCTCATTAGAGATCAGTGAAGATCTTAACATTGCAGCAGGAATGGTCAGACATATTTACCTTAAATATGGTAAAGTTATACCAGTCAGTAAACTACTTGGATGGTCAGGAAAATTAAAAGAGGAAGAACTTGGAATAGTAAACAGTAAAGAGGTTGAAGACTACTTCCTACCACTATCCAAGAAGATGTATATTGTATCTGATGAGATAACACCAAACAGATTTCATGACATACTACTGGAGTTAGCCAAAAAGGTAGGAACATTCAAGAAAGAAGGAAGATACATTAGCGAATGTGAAGGCTATGAGCTTAACAACCCTAACCTATATGTATACATAATAGTAGATACCGCTAATCTGGTTGATCCAGACTCAGGACATGACACAGTAAAATCAAGTATAGACAGAATGTCTCGAATTGCTGTTAGATTTAGGAATAAGTGTAAGTTTATTCCAGTATTCATTCAGCAATTTAATGCAGATATATCAGACACAGAGAGAAGAACAAAACAAAAGGCAGTAAAGACCCCTCAGCTTCGAGACTTTGAGGATAGCAAAAGATGTACCAAGGATGCAAATGTTGCTATCGGCTTGTATGATCCAATAAGACATATGAACATTGATGACAATGGAGTATTCCTTGGATATGACATTATGAGACTACGCTCATGGTTTAGAACAGCACACCTACTTAAGTATAGAAATGGTCCATCTAATATCTACGTACCACTTAAGTTTGATGGAGAAGTAGGTGTATTTACAGAACTAAAACCTGCGGAACAAATGACACCACAGGATTACCTATTGGCTACAAGACATGATAGAATTACCAACTAAGGCTGTACCAGCTAAAATGTCTTCTCCAAGGAGATTAATTATTTACTCTCCACCAAAGATTGGAAAGACAACTCTAGTATCTAAACTAGAGGATTGCCTCATTATTGATACAGAAAATGGAACAGAAGAAATAGAAGCATTGAAAGTAGGTGTTAAGGATATATATGAATATTTTGAGGTATTAGATAAGGTAGTTGAACTAGGTAAGCCATATAGATATATTGCAATTGATACAATCACATCGCTTGAGGACATGTGCCTTGAGCTAGCATTACAGATGTACAAGTCCACACCAGTAGGTAAGAACTTCACAGGAACTAACATTCTTCATTTACCAAATGGAGGAGGATACTTGTACCTTAGAGAAGCATTTAAATTAGCCATTAACAAAGCACAGGATGCTTGTGAAAGGCTAATTCTTCTCGGTCACTTAAAGGAAAGTATAGTTAATAAGAGCGGAAAGGAGGTTTCATCTAAAGATTTAGATTTAACAGGAAAGATTAAAGTGCAAACATGTGCCAATGCTAGCGCCATAGGTTATCTCTACAGGAACGAGGAGGGAGTACATATCAGCTTCAACAATACTAAAGGTGATCAAGTAGTTGGAGCAAGACCAGTCCATCTAAGGAATAAAGACATCCTCATTTCCAAAGAGATAGACGGATATGTCGAGGCATATTGGGACCAAATTTTTATCGACTAACAAGGTATGGATTTATCATTCCTAAATCACGTAAACGTGACAGACAAGAGAGGGTTTCTTGAACCAGTACACAAGAACCCAACAGGGGTATCCCTAAGAATCTTCCGTACTGGAGAAGTTTATCCAAGTGAACAGCTAGTTAAAAATTTCGATTTAGAATACAGAGCAAAGGGACAACACCAAGGAAACGGATTAGACTTTTTCATAAGTACCGATTGGGAATTTCTAAAACAATATCCTGCATTCCTAGCTATGGTAGTTGTACCCAGAAGCACAAAGAAAGTACAAGTATTTCAATACTGTAGATATGCTGATAA